ATGCTGCAAAAGCAGAATACGGATTTTCATCAAAAGGCACAGTCATTAATTTTCTATCATTTGATCCCCATGTAAAAGTTCTTTGATCTTGAGATAATTTAATAATTCCCATGTTAGCAGCTTTAATACTTAAGTTTCTAAGCTCTACATTTTCATCATTTACTAAGTTTAAAAACAAAACTGGATTTTGTCTAGCAAACAAATATAAATCTCTTTTTAATTCAGAAGAGCTCATATTATCTACTTGAGAACCAAGTTCAACTCTTAATATAGCTTCAGCTTGGTCAACGCCAATAGCCACAGCTGTGTTTAAAGCATCCATTTCAGTTTCAATACTTACTAAATCTTCTTTAGCTTCTGCTACATCATCTCTCTCGTTGTATACTATTCCTTTTTTAGGGTGATATATTGAAAGTAATTTTTGTAATGCTTGATCAGATTTAGGAACAAATAAAACTCCGTCTTCGAAAATAATGTGAGATAAAATAGCATTACCGTCTTGTTCGTCAACAAAACAAGATCTTTGGTTTCTAGCGTATCTTATTTCTCTATTGTAATTTTTTTCTGGATCAAACCATAACAAAGGTTTTCTAGGTGTTGATTTAGAAGTCAAAACATATGTTAAAGGATTTGAGTCTCCTCTTAAATAATATTGTCTGTCTTTAACTTCCCATTGTGGTTTTTTTGGTGTTGTAGTTTTTTTAACTACGGGCTGAGGTGCAACCTCAACAGTTTCTTCTGCTTGAGCTTTTTTAGCCATGATATAATAAAATTAAATAGTTAATAAAATAATACCCCGCCCGAAGACGGGGATATTATTAGTTTTGAATCATTATTAGATTCCTTTGAATAATACAAAGTTATTAGCAGCTTGTGTTACTAAACATCTTTCAGATAGGAAGTTTACTTCCATAGCATCTAAAGTAGATGTAAATGCACCACCAGCAGAACCAGTTAACCAAGACTTCATTCTTCTGT